CAACGCAGAAGCGACGTACGACAATGAGCAGACTATGGCATTGGAGCAATCCATACTGCGCATCGTGCAAAAGTCTTGGGTCGGCTCAATCACGCTGACCGCACCGTGTGGCTGTTCGTACATCTTCGAGAAGACCGAGCGCCACGCTGACCACGTCTGCGGTACGCATTGGGTGCATATGGTGTTCGATGGTGTCATCGATGAGTAAGCCAACGATTGACACCGACCTCATGCAGGTCAACGCAGAGATTCGCGAGTTACGCCAACGCTTGGTGGCGTACTTGACGCAACGTGAGAAAGAGCGGTACACCGCACTCATTGCACGAATGGCACAGTTACACCGGGTAATCAAGCAGCGGGAAAAAGAGCATACGGAGGTGGAGCGATGATGGATTATACATCTAAAAGTTTGCACAACATACTTCAATTGGCAATGCAATCGGAAATCGAATACCAAGATGCAACAATTGACCAAGTTATTAAATTTGTTAATCTGTCTGCATCAGATGATATTTCTGGTTCCATTTGGGTGCGCATCGACGAACGCAAGGTACGCGTGATGTACATTGCCCGGGTTGTTTTTAGTCCATACGTATACCACCTTGCACAATCAGTAATTTTTGTTGACTATCTACACGGAATTCCGCGTAAATTTGAGAAACTAGGGCCAGTTGTGATGGTTAACGTTCCAATATCTGACGGCGGTGTTGAAAACGCCACGCGCAAAGCATGGGCACAATTCGTAGAAAAGAGTGAGCGATGAGCAATCATAGTAACAAGTATTCTTATCTGCCATTTCTATTAATAATGATACTAATGTCTATTATTGTGGGATACGCGTACAATCGATACGAATATGAGCAGAGTCTCCCCAGTAACTGCACAGTAGACAATGTCCGACACAGGTTGCATGAACTGGATATTATTGCAGCACTCCCCATTCCCAGTAGTAAATATGGGAATCCTAATTCTGTGCTCATAGTTAAAAATCTACAGAGTATGCTTCCTATTAGAGGATGCAAAAAACGTATAAATGACGCTCTGGAGATGACAAAATATTATCTTACGTTTCTCGATTTTGTAAACTATGCCGAGTGGAGAGAGATACTGCAAAATGAACTCACAAAAATGGAAAATCAACAGATGTATAGCAAAGAGGATGGCGAGCGATGAAACACGAAAACATGAACAACATCAGTGACTACACACGGCAGGCAGAGCGGGCCATTAAAGACATCAAACGCGTAGCGATGATGTACCGCAACAATCCCAACGAATTGACCCGCTGGGACTTGCAACAGTTGGTCGGCGAGTTGCACACCAAGACCTGCGCATTGATGCACCACGCTACCATGATCAGCCACGAAGAGATTGAAGCGGAGAAAGAGGCGAAGAAGTGACCACGGTTGTGCTCGGTGTGGTTCTGATGGCTGCGGTGTTCATCCTGAGCACCGCCATCGTTGAAAGGTGGAAGTGATGCAACGCTTAGAACTGTACTATCGATGGTTAACGATGCGCGTGTGGGTGCGCTTCGATGGTCGAGGCTACGAAGTTGAGGCCGAGCACGCCGACGGGTCTATGAGCGTGCGGTATTGTCCAAACCGTGCCGATGCGGTGGCATACGTTGCCCAGTTGCGCAAAGAAGGGAACCGCAAAGAATGCCAATTCTGACATGGATACGCGACGGCTCGCGCATCAAGGCAACGCACAAGACGAAGTCTCGCACCTTCGTCTTTACCTGCGCCATGACCTACGCAGGACGGTACCGCGTCGACGTCTACACACAAGAAACCAATAAGCAACACGCATTTACCGCTGACACCGTCGAAGGTGCAATGCGGATCGCGGAGCAGTTCGCAGCGAAGAGGCCGAAGATATGAGATATCCCGCTGATAAGGCTGAGCGGTACGTACAGAGTCGCGGCGAAGAGTTTCGCCGCGACCTGTTCGACAAGACGATGACGCAACGCGCAATGGCAGAGAAGCACGGGGTAACACAAACATGGATTTCCGCACTCCGCAGAGCGTTGGTACCGCCCGAGCAGCGACGCAGTCCGCACGAAGTGACACCCGAGATGATTGCGGCGTTTAAATCGTCGGCCACGACGAAGAAATTGGCCAAGCGGTTCAAGATTTCGTACAACACGTTAGAGCGATTGCGACGTCGGCACATTGGCAAGCGTGTCGAGGAATTACGGTTAACACCGCCAGTCATGGCAATACTGCGGTCAAAGTTTAGCAATAAGCGCGCAGCAATGGCATTGGGTGTTTGCAGTAGTTCCGTCTGGGAATGGCGCATTAAACTGGGCATACGGAAACCAACGGTTAAGACCGTCGTCAGCGACGAGCAGCGTGCTATTCTGATTGATTCCAAGACACGGCACGAAGCGGCGCGTCGTCTTGGCTTGCCTGTTGACCGCATGAAACGTTGGTACTTCTTAGCAAAGGAGGGATTGTTGTGAGTCGAACGTTTACGATCAAAGAACAGATAGACAAAGAAATCATCCCGCTATATGGTAGGTTTCTGCATTGCATGCGTACCGAGTTCACAACGACTGACTTTATGATTGTCGTTGCATCTCAGGGCAAAGAGGTGCGTGGTACCAGCGGTGAGTACTACGTCGATGCGTACAACGGCTCGTATTATTGGATGACCGTACACATCGCACCGTTTTTGCATTCCGTCGAGACTGGCATCATCAAACTCGACGGATACAAGATGTGCATAAATTACTGCGATGAAGAGTCAGAAGGCAAAGCGTACTGGATACATCGAGGAGCAACCAACGACATCACACGAAGATTGAAAGACGGCGACTTTGACGGCACCTACACGGACAACGTCAAACGCCATCAGCGCAAAGAAGGGCAGTTGACATTCTTATGATTCACCGAGATGACCTTCGCTACACCGACGACGTCATAGCCACGCTCCAAAGCAACAACCCGCTGTGGTACATCGCCAACGCGCTCAACATCGACGTCAACGACGTGCGCTACCACTACGCCGAAGTGATGACTATGAGCCACAAGGGTAAGGTGTTGCCGTTGCGCGTCGATGACTCAAACATCACCAGTTTCAGACGACCACAACGACCGTACAGCAAGAGCGCCATGATGCCCCACGATCCGCAGTACTACAAAGAGCGCACCGCTACGCAGATTGCGGAAGAACTCGGCAGGCCGGTGCAAACCGTGAAGAACTTCTGCTATCGATGGGGATACACAACGAAACGCGCCATCATGGGCACACGGTACCGCACCGACTGGCCAACGGACCCGCAATGGTACGCAGAGCGCACTGCATTGGAGATTGCCAAGCACTTCGGCTTAGCAGTGACGACGGTATTCCATCACGTACAACGAAACCGCTTGAAATTGCTTCGCTCGTATCGTTTCGTCGACTGGCCAACCGACCCGCAGTTCTATGCAGAGCGCACTACTATAGAAATCGCCAAGATACTCAACAGTAACAGCGACACGGTGCGAGCGCACTGCAAAAAGAACGGATACACCTTTAAGCAGTTTCGCAAAAACATCCCATGGCCCAAAGACCCGCAATGGTACGCAGAGCGGACGCGCCAAGAGATCGCGGATGAACTAAACGTCACGTACACCGCAGTTGCTCGTCGTGTTTGGACGTATCGCATCACATGCAAGAAAGATGCAAACTCGACACGCTAACCGCTTGACACCGAAATATATATACGGTAATATACGCACATACCAGCACGGCACAGATGACCGAGCGGTACAAGAAAGGCACTGACCATGAAACACCTCACCCCAGCCGAAGCCACCGAGATGCGCGTATCGATTCGCCAGCGCTCCGACTCGTTCGTCGAGTTCGCTCTGCAGATTGCACAGAAGACCGGCGACATGCTCGCGGTCGAGATTTGCAAAGCGGAGCAGACGCGGCGCATCTCGGCAGCCATCTTGGCGACCGTCGCACCGCTGGCTCCAATCCCTACATGGAAGGACTAAGCATGCCAAACCCTGTACAGAGCGGCACCAACCCGGGCCGCTCTTGGTACCGTCTGAGTATCCACTTCGACACCGAAGCAATGGAAGCGCTGAAGACACTGACCGAACGACTCACGGAATCCTACGGCACCAAGGTATCGATGAGTCAGGCACTCCGGATCGCAGTAATTGACACCGAGCGTGAAACACGCATCACTGAGGAGAATCACAATGACCTTTGAAAACGATTTGCAAGAACTTGGATACACGCCAGAACGCGAAGAGACCGGCGATGGTATCCCACGGATTAGTTGGCTGTCCACCACGAAGACCAAAGGCGTTGTCGGCAAGTTCTACGCACGTGAGACGGCGCTCCCTTCCCTGCTCGCACCGTGGACGCACGACGAACTCTTCGACGACGAAGCGGGCTTCACTGCAACTGACCTGCGCATCATCGTTTTGCGCACACGCACCCAAGCGTACAGCGAAGAGACGAACAACGGCATCCGCACCAAGACGTGGCACACGCATTGGAAGCCCAACGCAGGCATGCGTCTCTACACCGAGATTCTTTGCTTCATCGAAGGATACGATGATGTTGTGGTGTGGCCGGTGAAGGGCTTGGTCGGTCGAGGTGTGACCGCTGCTCGCGGTGAATCAATCTTCAGCGCCATGCGCGAAGTGGAGAAAGAAGCACGCAAGACGGCCAATCGCGACATCCCTTCGTTCATGTTCTGGACACCCATTACACAACCCAAGGATAAGAAGGGCCGCGTCGTTACCATCGACACCGGCTACGGCTCCAACGTCGTGATTCCGCAGGTCGGCTTCGACGTCAACGCGATCAACCGCGACTTGTGCGTGTCTTTGTACGTTGGGCCCGAGCGTATGTTAGCGGCTAAGGATGCTTTTGACGAATACAAAGACTGGTCAAAGGAAATGCGGAGCAACGACGAAGCCGAAGCCCCAGCATCAACAGAGCCAGCCCGCAACGTGCCCGCAGCGATGGACGAAGACGACGTCAAGCCGTTCTAAGAAGACACGACGAACACCCCATCGGTCACACGGTGGGGTGTATTTTATGGAGGTGACAAGATGACCGAAAACTTTCATCAAGCATCACGCAACGAAATTATGGCGCATTTGCGTGCGCTGTTGCGTTTGTTGTGCGAAAACCATGTGAACATCAAGCGTGATGACGTGCGTATTGAATTGATTTGGACTGATGTCGAGGAGTACACGAGAGACCTCGACCAGCACATTAGCGCTGCGCTGAAAGCCAAAGAAGTTGCAGAGGCTGACGCACGACGCACACGAGCCGACCGCGACAAGGGCAACGAAATCATTGCATCACTGAACAAGACCATCGTAGAGTTGCAGTCAATGACTGCGCAAACTTTGCCTCATGTCATTGTCGAAAATCGCAAGTTTTCAAAGGTTTCAGCGCCAACGCTCATAGAGCGATGGAGTATTGAATCAATGGACGCGTATGTTGACATTGCGCAGTATGCTGACAAATCTGGATACCGTGTGCTGGTGTTTCAACAAGACGATCAATTCGATGATGTGCGTCACGTAATGGAGAATTGGCAATACCTCCACGAGCCAAGCATTGGCGAAATCATCGCTCGATTAACCAAACACCCTCAGCGTAAACCTTTTGACGGTCTCATGGTTTACGACGACGACGAATAGACACAGACAAAGAAATCCCCCGGCGAACCTACAACGCCGGGGGATTTCCGTTTACAACCGTTTAGGCAGTGCCACCACGGAAGTAGTTGACCGAATCGGCAGCAAGACCGGAGTCACCGCGCCACGTCACCCGGAACGTCGTAACATCCTGGTTGAACGCGTAGTCAGTCGAAGTTGCAACCTGAATACCGCCAGCCTGACGAACAATGAAGTCATCAAGCTTTCCGTACACGATTGACTTCGAGGCGGCAGTTGCAGCAACAGCCGGCATGGAAGCGTTCTCGTGGATCACGTTGCCCATCAGGTAATCGCGGCCATCAACCGAAATTGACGGTGCGAAAATGAAGTTACCTGCGGTGTCCTTGATCTTACGGATTGCAGCGAGTGCCGAGGTCGAAACCATGAACCCATACGATGCGCGGTTGTCACCGGCTACCGAATAGGTGAGGTCAACGAGGTTCTCGTATGTCGGCGCACCGCTTGTAGCGGTTCCCGTTACACCCGAACCGGCAGCGGTAACGATACCCGTGGGCTGAGTCGTTCCCGTTCCCGTGGTGAGTGCTGCACCAGCGTCATAACCAATGGCCTGACCCGAGATGCGAGACACCAAGTCGAGGAGGTTCACGCCACTGTCGGCGATGATTTCGTTACTGAGGCTAACCAGCGCGCCATACTTCCAAGCACCAAGGTTGATGTTGGAAAGCGTCGGGTTGGACTCGGCAATGGCCGAACCAGCCGCAACCTGTGCGTTCGAGGAGAACGCGGTCACCTGAGGAACTTGCAGAGTGTTTCCGCCAGCCGTGTTGATGATGGTCGAGGTGGTGAACAGCGGGTTCGTGTTACGGATAACTTCGAACACCTGGTCATAGAACGAGGTTGGAACGGTGTTGCTTGATGGTGTGAGCGGTGCGCGAGTTTCGCGGAAGAATTCGTGTGAACGAACCTCACCACGAGCAATCGCACGAAGAACATCTGCATCAGAAGAAGCAGGTGCAACTTCTGGTGCAAACGAACCAGCAGACTCAGCGGCCTCAGCTGAACGCTGTGCAACCTTCTGAGCAGTAGCAATAGCAGCATCGCGCTGAGCAATGTCAGCTTCGATACGGTCAATCTTTTGTGAGTCCTCAGCAGTAAGTCCGCCACGCTTCTCAGCGTCATCCAAAACCTCACGCATTTGTGCGATTAGGTTGTTGCGAACTTCAGCCTGACCCTTGATGAAATCAGACATGATTTCCTTTCAATTAGGTTAGATGAATTGTCTGCCGTGAATAACACAGAACAGGTGGCCGCGCTAACGCTGAACCTGTGAATAAGTTTAGCCAACGCAATATAACGGCGTAAAAGAAAACCCCTGCCGGTAAAGGGTAAGAAAACCAGCAGGGGAAAAGAACTGCGATCTAACGAGTTTCTTTTGCCTCAGTCACACGAACTTCTTTGGCCGGTGCTGATGCCGATGCAATGTCCTTCACCAACTCGGCAATAATGCCGCTCTCAGGTGAACCAGCAATCTCGTTGATTACCTTTATTGCAATTTCGTATTCTTCTTTTGTTGGCATTACATGTCCTTCATTAGCAGGTCTAGTTTC